TTTAATCTTGGAATCCATTACCTATAGTTCCACATATAATCCATTCCGCCACCTTGATCGCCATATTCATCAACAAACCATCTGTCACCATCATCATCTACAAATGTTGAATCATCTAGACCATCATTGATAAAACCAAAGGGTGCCATGTCTTGTTCTATCTGATTCTTCTGTTCTTGATATATTCTTTTTCTTACATCTTGGTCAGTCAATTCCTTAAAGTAGTCTTGTGCTACTAACCATGCATAGATTACCAGACACATAGCAAGGTCATCATTACATCCTTCCTCTGCTTCAAATGAATTGTGTTTAGCAACAAAGGTTGTTAGTTCAGAAATAATCTCATAATCATTGAAAAATAATTTATCCTCTTCAATGAGAGTTTTAAGATTCAAAGACCCTACTTTCTTGACTGTCTTGGACATTTTTATTCCAAGTTGTGTTTTTGAACCAGAAAAACCCTGACCAACAATCTGACCTGCTCTGCCCCTCATAGAGCACATAAGAAGATTCTGATACTCTAGATCATATTGTAAGATTGATGCAACCTGGTCTCCAATATCATTGACTTCACATAATATAAATGCTTCATTATATTTTCTTGCAACTTCCCATATGATATTTGGAAACAACATTGGTTTAATTGTGTTGTTTCTATATTTTGCCACAATTCTATGTGGAAACTCTGTAATATCTGTTAGAACAAATGCAGAGTAATCATTACCAACTCCTCTTGCCACGTCAACAGTCATTACATAATCATGTCTCTTCTTAGGTGGTTCATATACATCTAAACCAGCATTCCTTTGAATGGGATTATCATAGATTAGTGTTTTAAGTTTACTAGGAGCAATCAATGTATCAACTGAACCTAAGAATTCACACTCAAACTCAATTTTAAATTGCTGTTCAGATGTGTTCTTGATGGTCTGTTTCTTCCACTTCTCATCTCTGCCAGGAACTTCAGACCAGTGAACATCTGTTGGAATATAATCATTACTTCCATTCTCAGCATCATGCCACATTCTATAGAAGTGGTTCATTCCATGAGGAGTGGAGACAATTATGACCTTTGTGCTTTTACCAGAAGTAATAGTAGGATAAACAGATGCAAAGAAGGCATCAGCGATGTGATTTGGAACGAACGCGAATTCATCCAAGAAGAGGATATTGAACGACATGCCTCTGACAGCACTCGCAGATGTAGAAGCTGCCAGTATCTTACTGCCATTTTCTAACTCCAGTGAACCTTTGTTCCATGATAGGATACCCTGCTGCATCCATTTAGGCAAGTTCTCATATGCAACTTGTAATCTACTTAAAAGTTCCCTAGCAGTTGACGCTTTGTTAGCGAGGATGCCAATATTAACACTGTCATTAAAGACGACATGGTGAAGCAGAAAAGAAATAACAGTCGTGCTTTTGCCAGTCTGTCTTGGCATTTTGCAGATGTTAAATCTATTTTGGTAAAAATTGTTGATAAGTCTTTCTTGAAAGTCATATGTCTTGAATGGTTGCAAACCATGATCAAGAGTCACAATCTTTACATAGTTTTGGGCAAAGTAGACAGGGTTATCCTTACACTTCAAATACTCTTCAATATTGTCTTGAGTAAACTCAATTTGAGTATTTGCTTTTTTTAGATTAGGATTACCAAGATAAATTTCACTCATAAATTAATCAGCAATTCCAAGCTCTAAGGGATTTATTTATCCTACTATTAGGATCATTTGCAGTTTTAGCAGAAGTCAACTTTGACTTCATCCCTTTCATTCTCGCACAAAAGCTCTTTCTACGAGGGTTCCCAACTTTTTTTGAAGGTGCTTTAAGATCGCTTCCTGGGTTTTCACGTTCATACGACTTCCTACCTTTTTCATTTAATCCTCCTTCACTGTTTTTACCAGACTTTTTTGTCCATGCTGCTCCCTCTGATACACCTGATTTTCTAAGTCTCTTTGCCTGACTCTTATGCATTTCTACTGCCTTATCTAATTCTTTGGCAATACCTTTTACACTTTCAGGATTCTTATGACTCTCTTCTACTTCAACCTCTTCACCTACATTAATCATCAGTTCTCCAGGTTGATAATCAGTCTTATCAAATCTCTTCAGATGACATCCAGGATATACTTTATCAAGTGCTGCCTGAACTTCTGTTCTAGTGGGTGGTGAAACCTCAGGGAAGAAAACTTTCATCAACATCAATTTACCTTTGAAGGTAAACATTACCTGGTAAAGATTACCAGTTTTGGCAGGTACTCTCACTGCCTCCTCAATCTTTTTTGAATCAGGACACTCCTTTACACCATGAACAGGACACTCTTCTCCTTCATGGTTATGAGCACATCCTTTTTTCTCATCCAGATATTCTACCCCTTCACTAGTTGCTTTTTTCCAACTACCACCTGCTGCCTTATACTTCTTAGCAGCCCAACCATTGGCATATGCAGAAGGATAGACATCAAACTTTGCTTTTGCTTGTGACTTAAACTTAGACCAGAGTGAGGGATTAGTTGGAACATTCTTCTCTACAAGAAGCCACTCCTTTTCACACTCAATTTTTTCAAGAATTTGTCTCACCATTGGTGAAGAACTTTCTTTAATTTTGTTTGATGTCATGATAGGTTTTCCTCCTTTGCCTGACCTGTCTGCCACTGGATCTGCTTTTCTTTTTCTTCTTACAGCAGCAGCTCTTTCTGCTTTAGACATTTTTGCTGCTTTTTCATTTGAAAGGCATTTGGGTTTGCCTTCACCTTCACCTCTAGCACATTTACCAATCCTCTCACCTTTGGTGTTGTAGCGATCCCATCCACCACCACCTTTGCCACCTTCAGGACCAGAACCAAACCACTTTCTTAAATCCTCACTTACTGAGGATCCACCATTGCCACTCCCATTGCCATTACCACCATTGCCATTACCATTACCATTAGAAACACTACCATTCTTCTTACCATTCTTTTTAGTGGTTTCAGAATCATCATCAATAGAATGACCATTCTCTTTACGAAGCATCCCCATAGGTCCAACCATCTTGAACCCCTTTGGAATGTCTTTGCATACTTTATCAGTATAGCAATAATATTTTCCGTCTGGACACTTCTTTTTCATTGATATAAAATAAGGTCTCTTAGTATTTATAGACCAATGATTGTAAGGGGGTTAGACATCACAGTAGCAACACCAGATGTGGTATCAAACTCAATTCTATTACTTTCATAATCTATTTTTTTCATATTTCCTAAATCAACACCATCACTGGCAATACCAACAGCACCACCACCAGAATTAATTTCGCTTATTAGTCTGGGCATCAGTTTGCAGTCTCCAACACTGATAGAAGAACTTTAAGAGTGGTGTTAGCACCAGCTTTAATCTTAATAGAGTCATTAGTTTGTAATACTAATTTACCATCAAGAGGAATATAAGCATCATTTACAGGGACAGCTGCTTCTTTGATAATCTCTGTTGTAGTAGAACTTCTAATATGAGACATTGTAACTGTGGTCTGTGAAGAACCATAGTTAGTCACATGAGCATAAAGCACAATACCTGTATAACCAGTGGGTGCTGTATATAATGTCTGATCTACTGTTGTTAACTGAAGTGTTTCAGTCTTAAATCTATTGAGTGCTAACTGTGCCATTTAACTAAGTGCTAGAATGAAGGGGGTCATTTCTGAGAACAAACTCTTAGAGAATGCTCTTCCACTGATTGTTCCTGTTGATTGATTTATCTGAAGGTCATCACCTATACGGAAATTACCTGCTTGATCTGTGCTTGTATAAATTACTCTTCCACCATTTTGACTCTTAACTTCATTTGCTTGAATTGTAACTCCACCTCTCTTTGGAGTGGCAGATGTTATATTATTTCCAGCACCAATATATTCAAAGGTATGAGAACTAGCAATAATTTTACTTTGTTGGAAGAAGTATGCAGTAGATCCTACTCCAACTGTATTAAGTAAATTTTCAGCAAGAGTTAATGTAGTAATTCCAGACACAATGGGTGTAGCACTATTTATTGTGAAGTAAGTATCTGCCATTACTGCTGTAGCAGTGGCAGTGGTGCCAGAATCAGGAGCAGAAATAGTGATTATTGCATTTTCAGTGTATTGACTTCCACTGCTTATTATATCAATTTCTGTAACTACACCACCCTCTAGTGTGGCAAAGGCAGTTGCTACCTCTCCATTTGGTCCTGTAGGAGATGAAACAGTGACTGAGGGTGTAGATGTATATCCACTGCCACCATTAGTGATTGTGATAGATTCTACAGATTTAAATAGTTGATCAAAATAAACAACTTGTCCATCATAAGGTCTAGTTGTTACTGCACCAACATTTACAATTACATTATCTTGACCAGCAGCTGCACTTGAAGTAACAATACCAGTAAACTGTTCATTGCTTACACCATCTGCAACTAGTCCAAGTGTTCCAAAACTACAATTACTATTTGCAACATCTGCCTGACCACCTTTGTGAACAGTAATTGCTTCATTGCAGCAGATTGTGAATACGGAAACTAACTGTGCATATCCTTCATTAGTAACTGCAACTCCCACACCTCCCTGATTGTATTGTGTAAAGGCATCAACATTCATTGATTTGGTCTTTACTGCCTTATCTCCATCAACTCTAATTCCAGTTCCAGTTGTTGTGTCACTAGTGCAATTTTGAATATAAGGGCC